TGAGATTTGTATGAGTAACCCTTCGTATGTGCTGCCGTTAGAGGCCCCTGCTAGTGACGAGGTTTACAAGCCTCTTATAGCTGTAGATACCTCTAAGGATGGGGACTTTGCCTGTAGGGTAGGGTACCAGGTTAGAGATGGTGTGGTAGTTATTAAGAAGATAGAGTATCTGTAGGTATGGCCTTTCTGAAAGTAGGGGCCGGAGCTCCGAAGAAGAAGCAACGACTCTATATAATGGAGATAACCCTTCCTAGTGGAATGAAGGTGACTAAGATAGGCAAGGCCTCAGGGCAGTCCTCTAAGGAGAGAATGTTACAGATTAATGGTAGTATCTTTGATAAGCATCGCTGTACCGCTATGATCAGTATTAAGAGAGATAGGGAAGTACCTGCTGATAAGGTCTTTGAGTATGAGACAGTATTGCATAGGTTCTTTAGTAGTTACCAGTACGAGCACAAGACTAGGTTTGATGGTATTACCGAATGCTTTGTAGTAGCAGTAGATGATGTGGTGCAAGCTTATGAGGCTGTTATAGAGGGTAGTGTCCCTGACTTTCTATATGAGGCACCAGAGGTGGTAGAAGACAAGTTACCCTTTTAACTAGTTTAAGGTTATTGCGACCTACTTTAAGGTTAATGTAATCATAGTGACAATTAGTGCCAGATACCTGGTATTTAAGTTTTAATTAATAGTAGGTAGCTACAATACCGTTACTCCTAAGCAAGAGACCAAAGGCACAGAGGATAGACTCTATAACCTATAATTATCTACCTCCCAAGGTTGTAACTTAGGGCGAGGAGCTAGGCAGTCTTAGCTAGGTACTTACAGAGGTCAATCAAGTCACCTGCGTAGCAAAGACTTGGTAACTATAGAGGCTAAATGCCTCACTTCATATTGAGATATAGCATAATGGCAGTGCAACTGGTTTTGGTCCAGTTTACGGGGGATCGTTACCTCCTATCTCATCCATACGTTCAGGTAGCTTAGCCCGGCTAAAGCATTGGATTCCAAATCCAAGGATCGTAGGTTCAAATCCTACCCTGTTCGCCACATACTTAATACACTCATAATTGTAGTTAACCTACTAACCACCTTGTAACTACACATATAACTATATTAACCTACACTTAAGCCAACTACAGCTATCATGCGTTAAAATTTAAAGGATGTACATATATGCATGTAAGTAAAGCAGGTACCATAGACTGGGCCGTAGCATTAGACGTACTAACTCCTGGAGCTTTCTTCCTACTAGCTACTGTATGGTTCAAGACCATAGAGATGAGTGATGTAGCTATGATGAAGGAAACTAGGTTCGGAACCTCAACACATAGGTTACAGAAGAGAGAGTTAGTTAGAAGAGGGTACTTAAGTGTATCTCAGGTAGGGAAGGGCGAATACGCTTATAAAGTAGGAGAAGATCTCAATGGCTAATGCTAAAGAATTTAACAAACCAAATGCAAGTAATATGAGGGTAGCATCAGAGCACCCACAGAACATAACTAGGGAACGTATAGCAAGCGTACTTCCTAGGAACACTAGTATTAAGGTAACTGATGAGGTTCTAAGGTTAATCAGTACTATGGAAGAAGATATAGATATCGACCAGTATACATTGGAAGAGGACATCATGTCTTACATGTACCTACTAGGTAACTCTACTAATAGTATTAAGGATCTAGTCAATGCTGTTAAATACTGTAACTTGAAGAGGCATTATGACCATAAGACTGCTTGGTCTATAGTATTCCCTGACAAGTACCAGAAAGCTGTTGAGGAGAACAAGTACATTGATAGTAGGGTTAGTACCTATAACAACAGTAGGCTAGTTATCGCATTAGATGCTGAGATGCTTATACCTGTACATATTCAGTATGCAGGTCACTTTCACGCAGCAGTTAAGAAGCAGTTTGAATTAATGAATGGTAGAAGCTCTGCTGGTAAGGGTAAAACTACCCCTATGGTAGAACATCTTGCCGCTAAGGAACTTGCACTACTGACAGCACAGCCTGTTGAGACTAAGATAGATCTTAAGGTAAGTCCGGGAGATGCCGCACTTGGAGTTATGGGAGAGATGAATGACCAGCTTAAACAGATAGTTGCTAAGCAGAAGAGAGATATAGATGCAGGTATGGATATCATTGATGCACAGGTTATTGGTATTAATTTTGATTCAATAGTGGGTAAGACTGATGCCTAGTAACATAGTAAAGGGTTGGAAGAAATCAGGAGACACTCAAAGGGCAGACCCTAGTACTGTTATAGCTAAATTCACCAAGGTACATGGGAGTTATTACGACTATAGCAAAATGGTATATATACGTAATAGAGATAATGTTGAAATTATCTGCCCAGTGCATGGCTCATTTTGGCAATCTCCTAGAACACATAAGGAGGGAGGTAACTGTCCTCAGTGTGCTATTAAGATGATGGCCAAGGGTAAGCAACTTACCACAGAAGAGGCCATAGCTAAGTTTGCAGCGGTGCACGGAAGCAAGTATGATTATAGTGGTGTGCAGTACTCCGGAATGCATAATAAGGTTGACATCACCTGCCCGAAACACGGTAAGTTTACACAGACCCCTACTTCTCATAAAAAAGGGTCTGGATGTCCTAGGTGCGGTAAATATGGATTCCAGCCAATGCGGCCAGCTATAATGTACTACGTTAGGGTTGATGTAGGAGACAGTATCTTATATAAGATAGGTATTACAAACAGAAGCGTAGTCGAAAGGTTTGGGGCTGATATGCGATATATCACTGTACTGCAGACATGGGACTACGAACTAGGAGCTGATGCGTATGCTGCTGAGCAGGTTATCATTTCACTCAATGCGGAGTTTAAGTACACAGGTCCTAATATCCTAGCAACAGGAAATACCGAACTGTTCACTATTGATGTTGGAGGATTTGATAATGAGTGATATTAAAAGTAAGTTAAAGAAGTTTGACCTAGATGCCGCGTTGGACTCCCTAGACCTTAGCTTCCCTAACTACTCCCCTACAGAGGATAGTCTAGAATTCTTTGCCTTGATGCGCTTAGTATCTGGAGAGGACTTTGAGTTCACAACTCCTCTCTGGCACTTCTGGCTAGTGGACGTCTTATTTGGCAATGTCACTGTAGATCAGTTCCCTTACAGTGATAAGGTTAAAGAAGGTATAACTATAAACCCTAAGAGAATAGCTATAGTGGCCTCACGTGGACTTGCAAAAAGTACCGTGGTAACAGCATTTTACCCTATATACTGTGCAATAAAAGGCAAGCTTCCTAACGGGGATAAGACACAGTTCCACCTACTCCTGGCAGCTTCAGCCCAAGGGGGTGGAAGGGTTTTAGCGAAAGCTGTCCAATCACTATGTGAAGAGAGTGTATTCTGTAAGAGTTACTTCGAGAATATGGAGTTCACAGAGAGTGAGAGTAGGTTCCTAAGAAAGGGCAGTGCCAAGGCTAAGAATAGAATGTTCCTGGTACGCTACATGGGTATAGGTGGGGGTATTCGTGGTGTTAGAGATCACACTGGTACACGGCCTGATCATATTATATTTGATGATGTTATACTTAACTCTGATGCTGCTTACTCAGAAACTATAATGAAGAGCTTGCGTAATACTATAAATGCGGATTCTATAAATGCACTAGTAGGTGGAGGTAGAGGTAGGATATTCAGTGTTGCTACTCCTTTTCACTTACTAGACCCAATTATAGAGACCTTGACAGGAGGGGCCTACACCCCAGTGGCTATGCCTATATGTGAGAAGGTTTACGAAGGCATGCCAGAGAAGGAGTTCAAAGGTGCTTGGCCAGCTATGCACCCCTATCATGCTGTAATTGAACAATATGAGTCCTCAGTGGCCTCTAAGGCTACTAGGGAGTTTAACCAGGAGAGGATGCTTAGGATTAGTTCTGATGAAGATAGAATGATACCTGATGACCTTATCGACTGGTATAGCAGAAAGACCTTACTGAAGAGTATAGACGGATACAATATCTACATTACTACAGACTTCACTACAACCTCAGAGGCTAAGTCAGACTTCTCTGCACTAGCTGTATGGGGAGTTAACAGCGAGAAGCACTTCTTCCTACTTGACCTATGTGTTAGGCGTCAGAGTATTGGAGAACAGTATGAGGAGTTATTCAGGATGGTTAACTTCTGGAAAGCTATGGGTAAGACAGTAGAGGTAGGAGTGGAGATAGATGGGCAACAGAAGGCACACATCTTTGCACTTAAAGAGATGATGCTTAAAAAGAATGAGTGGTTTAGCTTTGCTAGGCAGAAAGGGTCCAAGTATGGGGCAGAGGGAATACTGAGCAGAAGCTCTGGAGGTAACAAGCACTCTAGATTTAGAATGATGCTGCCACAGTTCCAGAATATGATGTTTCACTTCCCAGAGGAGATTAGAGACACCCCGGATATGCAAGAAGGATTAAAGCAACTTAAGTATACTACTTGGGAAGCTTTTGGAGGTCATGATGATTTCTGTGACGTAGTCAGTCAGCTCGGAATGATGGAGATCTACTATCCCTCAGCCAAGCTAGAAGGCAGCTACGGTAGCAGGACTGATAGATCTATATGGGATGATGTAGATGAGGCCTCACTAGGTTCATCTGCTTATGATAACTACACTTAGGAGTAATTAATGTTTGATACAATAAAAGGATACCTCGCTA